CAATAATGCGATGAACTACTTTTTTCCTGAGTTCAAGTACACCCTTGATCACAGGGAGATGCCCTATGCTTTGAAAGAGGTACAAAATGGTAAGCCCGTCGGCGAATCTGAGCCTGCACGGGAAGTCTATGTGCGGATTGCGGCGGGCACCGATTCTGTGGTGAGTGAGGGAGAACCGTCGCAGGGTTACTACAAGGTCAAAGAGGACTTTAAGACTAAATCAGAGGGCATTAGCGGTTATGAGATCGAAAACTTGGATAACCCGTTTCAGACCATAAAGACCGAACACTTCCCTTCCCCCAACTCAAGAGGGAGGCTGTCTGCACCCATCAAGGTGGTCTTTCCGTCACAAGCCCAAAAAGACTTCATGGTGATGGTCAAAGTCGCAGCTTGCATCGCACTGTTGTGTCGAGGTGAGTTAGACAACGACCCTGCCGATGGCGAGCAAAAAGGGGCGTCGGGTTTTTGGAAAGTCTCGCGACAAGTCCTCCAAGGGTTTGGCATGGCTGGCGGTTGGGGTGGTCAGATTTATCAGACAGGTGGCATCACACCGGGCACTTGGGCACCTTCAAAGCTCTCTATTGCTTCCGCAGCCGAGAATATTGCAGAGGCGTTTCAAAGGCGGTCGGGAGCTATTCCTGACGCGGTGTTCGATGCATTGGTAGCAGCGCATGGTAAGAACCTGCTTTTTCATATGGGGGCAGATCGAACACACCCGCTTGTCGATGGCACCATCAAATCTTTCAAGGCAACCTGCGGTGCATCTGATTCCAATAAATATATTTTTGATTCACAAGGCGCGAAGACCTTATTCGAGCATTGCAACACATTCGAGACCAAGGATGACCGTTACGTCGGCGCACACCTGAATGTTCATGCCCCATGGAGCAACGATACGGACATGGGAACAGTGATTAAGGAGTACAACACCCTTGGAAATATATCCAATGGTGTGCTGGACAGCTATTTCTCGGTCCTTGAAATGGGACAAGTTGAGATGGAAGAGGTGCCTGTCTTTGTCGGTGCTGTAAAGGCTGATTACAGCGAAAGTGAGATGGTTACGGGTCTTGAAGAGGGGAATGCGGTTATTATCCCTGCTCGGAACTGCTTTACCAGAGCACAGTTAGACTCAGCGTTAGCTGTTCTAAACGTCGCAACCGCAGGCGTTACAGAGGGTCAATGGATTGCCATCCGCCCATTGGAAACACTGTTACTTCCAGTCGAAGAGTTCCTTGAAAAACTGTTGAACTGGTTGAAGACCGTCCGCGATGGGCTGCTTGCCATCATCAAGCAGATTCTCGATTACATTCGGATGATTGAAGCGCGAATCTTGGAGATCCAGCAACTCATCCGTAAGATTCAAGGGATTCTTCGCATGTTCGCGGACTTCACCGTGTCCGCAGAGCTTCACATGCTTGTGTGTACGGGGGCGGGAACGCAAGGTCTGATTGCTGAGTTCATGCAGTCTGAAAACAAACCCCAAGACGGTAAAGGTGCGGTTGGTACGGGTGCTGTGGTCGTGGCAGGAGGGTTGCCACTCATCATTCTCGACCTGTTGAAAGCCATCTTTGCTGCTACCGACAGTCCGGGGGCGTCCACAGGAGACGGTGGTGGTGGTCCTGATGCCGCTGCGTTGCTGGCGGATGAGGGCTTGTAATGGCGTTCAATTGGCTTGGTATTTTCGGTGTATCAGACTACCTACACCTCCGTCAGTTTCTCTTAGAGGAACTTCGGAGCGTAAGCTCCCACGCACTACAACTCGACACAGAGATTCATCGAATCGGAAAGGTGCGGGTTATTTGGGGTAAAGACGCGAACGGCAACGCCACAGAACAGCGTTTGGGCTTCATGATTGATAACGCCGCATCAAGCCTTGGGAAGTTGCTGCGAGCTTATATTGCTCAAGGCGGCAACCCGTTTGATATTTGCGACTACTTTGATCCCGAAGAGGGTGTTGTCTGGGACGCAGATGAGTCTGGAGCACTCGTAATCAAGTACAAGCAACCCTACGGGGGGTTGCTTACAGTCAAGACCCGTGAGAACCCGACAAGCGGTTTCGACGCGGGTGGTGAATTGATCTGGCATAAGAACAGTCGGTTGAGAATCGGAAAGACACCCGCTAATGATCGTGCTGAGTTGATAGCAGAGCGTATTGTGAGTGCCAGAGGGTGGGCAAACAGCGCAATCAAGCAAAAGCGATCAAACATCGAGTGGCAGATTATCAAGCTGCTTGATCTCAGAGAACAGCTCCGCGATGAGCGTCGCTTTGTTTTGGGCCAAGCGGTCGCAGACTTGGTTTCGGGGTACGAACTTACCGAAGAGTTCACGTCTAAATACACGCTGAAAGAACACCTCCAAACCCTCGACGACATTTTGTTTGAGGCGGACCAAGAAACGGGTTTACCGGTATACGGGCTGTTGAATATCCAAAACCTGCAAAAAGGCTTCTACGACTACATCACCCCACCCCGACAAAAGATGGAAGACGATTGGGTTGCGATGAAGGTTCCTTCATTGATGGTGATGCGCGGAGAAGACCGCGTGGACGTACTTGACGGAATTGCTGCCCCTAACGACGGAACCGAAGTAGACCCCGAAAGATAGCGGGTTGGTTTGTCTGTCTATAGCTTCCCTTGAACAGAACAAAGGAAGCCCATGTCTGTCGAGTTCCAATTAGCCTATACCTGCCCACACGAGATGATTCGGGAACCCGCTCGTCTTGCGCCTGATGGGGTGACGCTGATTACGTCTCAAACCGCATTGAGCGAAGGTGTGCGGGTTTACATGAACGATGTGGAAGTCCCAGCCGAGGGGCTTCAATCGCCAGCCACGCTAATTGCGGGATCGGCTGGACCCTACCGCATCTTTGCCGATGCGCGAGATTTAGAGGTCGTCTATCAAGGCGTGTCAAAGGGTCTGGAGCTACCAATCGGCTCAATCAAAGCCTCCGAACTTGCAAAGTTGATGGATAGGCTATTTGACGAGGTGGAAGTAACGGTGGCTAACGGTCGGCTCCAACTGAAAGACAATAAGGAAGTGGGCAAGACCAGCGCGGTTAAAGTATCGGGTCGGGCTGCGGAAACGGTTGGGTTTAGCGGACAGCGTGTGGCGCGCGGACGAGAGGTCGCGCCCCCTTGGTCTGTTGGCTTGAGGGATCGATTTCTCACTGTGAGCTACCCACGATTTGCATACCCCCCAAAGCAGCGCAATAACGTGCGTTTTGAGGTCAGCTATTTCACCGAAGCTCACCGTTGCCGACGGTGTATGGCTACCCGAGTTGAGAATGACTTTAGGGTAGACGTCAACGGGGAGCTTCGTCTAATCAATAACGAGGACTTGCTGTACCAGTCATGCTTGAAAGCACTGTTGACAGAGCGGGGGAGCAACCCCCAACACTCGTGGTACGGCAGCACCATCATGAACCTCATTGGCACAAAAGCCGTTGGGGGAATGGCGTCTGTCATCTCTTCTGAGATCAAGCGGGTACTGGACACGCATAAAGGTCTTCAAGAGCAGCAAGCCAACTATCAGAACGTGACGATGGAAGAGCGGCTTTATAGCGTCCGAGACATTCAAGTCATGAGGCATCAAAACGACCCCTCCACGTTCATGTGTGAGGTGGTGGTTCAAAACTACTCAGGTAAGCCCGTTCGTTTGAGTGTTGTGTATACCGTCCCTGGCGCGAATGGCATGATTACAAGTGGCGGTAAAGTAATCAAACAGATGGGGAGTTACTGATGGCCATTACATTTGCGCTTCCAGACGGAAGAAATCTGAGCAAGGCGGCAATCTCTACCACTCGCGACTATCGGTTCATTACGGGAACCTACAATGAAAGCGACACGGTAAGTTTGCAGGTTTCCATTCGAGGTAAAGCCTTCAGTACGGATCCCGATCTCATCTCGTTTTCGGATGGTGGTTTCATTGTCCCGAACCCGGAAGCCTACCCCGATGGCTTGGCGTTGTATTCGGGAAGCAATGAAGTCAAACTGCAATCGACCAACTTGAAGGGCATGGTTGCAGATCAAGGTCAGCTTGATTTGATCTTGGTGAAGGAAACCGTTGCGGCATCGTTACCGTTAGCCCCGACCGGAATCAAAGCTGAGTCCTATCGGGGGTTTACACGCATCACGCTTGAGGCGGTGTCCGATACAGAGAACTTGATCGGGTACAACTTCTACGCGGCCCTGTCGTCGGGCGGTGGGGATGAGGGTTACTCTCAGATCAACGTAGACCCAGTTTCAGTCCCAACAGTAAACCGCTATGAGCAACCGCTTGCAGAAATGGACGTAGACCTCGTCGTCGCAAGAGATGAAGACGGCAATCTGCTCAAGAACCCCCAAGTCTTACACGTCGTTGCAGAGCAAGCAGACTTGGGCACTCAGGAGATCATCAAACGAGAAATCGATGAGGTGATGGTAGTTACTGACGACATGGACAAGCTGCGACTTCAAATGCAAGTCCAGCAATATTACCGAACAGAAACATATAGCTTTGACCATGACCGTAAGGCGTCTGAGATCAACTCGCCTCGCACAGTGACAAACAACTTTTTTGCGTCAATGCCTGACGAAGAACCGCTGTATTACGTGGTGACGTCCCTGTACTTGAATGACGGCGTAGAAACTGAATCTCCGTACTCCGTGGAAGTCGAAGCGCGTCCAATGACGGTGATGGCTGAAAAAGGCAACTTCCCCGTTGTCACTAAAGACGACATGCTTCAAAAGATGGCGGTAGATATTTACCGAGCAAACCCAAGCATCTCTTTTCAGCCAGGCACAGTGATTCGCGACGTGGTTGTCGATCCCGTTCTCAATGAGGCGCAACGTATTCGCCTTGTCGTGGACTTTCTCCACCGAGCGTCGTCGCTTCACACGCTTTTGGAGATCGACGACCCGAATCGAGTCGGTGAAAGCATCAGTGCCCCTGAGTCGCCGTACAAATCCGCCCTTGCTTCCGCGCTCCACCTCAGCTCTTCTGTTGCAGTGCAGCCCATCATTGACGGGTGTTTCGACAAATTGGCGGCTAACTACGGTGTTGTAAGGCGAATCGGCTCCAAGGCGCGTGGAGAAGTCACGTTCTTTGTAAGGGAGTTGGATAAGACTTATCAGATCCCATTGGGCACACGAGTCTCTGGCGGGTCGGTGTTCTTGACCACCTCATCGACAGCGATGAACTTTGAGAACGCCGCAGCTTATTACAACCCGACCACCAAACGATATTCTGTCACCGTTGGTGTCGTCGCGCTCAATGCAGGGTCGAGCGGTAACGTGAACTCAGGTGCGATTAGTTCAACCCCCCTCGCGGGTCTTAGTGTCTCTAACGCTGCCCCCACCTTCGGGGGTGCGGACGGTGAAAGCAACGCAGTGCTGGCAAACCGCGCATTGGTCCGCATCGCTTCGGTCGATACGGGCACAAAGCGTGGGTACTACCAAGCGGTTGCTGGTATTTCGGGTGTCTTGGAAGCCTTTTGCGTCGGTGCTGGCGATGATTTGATGCGGCGTGATTTCGACGAAACCTACGGCAAGCACCTTGGGGGCAAAGTTGACGTCTGGATTCGAGGCGAGAAGACAACCAAAATCTCAGACACCTTCGCGTTTACCTTTGAGACCAAGCAAAACGTCCAATTTGAGTTGGTCCATCTCGACAGTCTGACCTTTCGAGCATTGGATAACACCTTGTCTCTTGAAAACCCCATTGTGGAGATGCTGGACTACCAGACACCAAAGCTGGGGCTAATGAACGCAAGTACAGGCGAATACTTTGACCTGACAGATATTGAGATCGTTGACTACAACATCATTCGATTGTCTATCGACTTGCCACAACCCGCCGTGGATTTCTCAGACGTCATTCTCGGCGATTACCGATACCGAACAGGGTCTTCTTACGTTTTTGCCCGCCAACCCGTCACAGAGATCGAGTCGTTGGTGGGAACCGTGACAGGAGAATTGAGTGCTGCGACATACACATTGACCAGAGCAAACCCCCCAACGACAACGGGGTTCTCAAGGAAAGCTGAGGACTTCGTCAAGATTATTGCGCCAACAGACCCCGATAGTGATGCGGTCGTTCCGACAGGTGATCTGATTGAGGTCGTTGATGAGTCTCATGTGCTTGTCGGTGAGCACTTGGAGTATCTTGCAAATCTGGGCGGGATCAACCTTACTGTACGCGTCACATCAGAAGATGGGGCCACAGAATATCGTGGTCCTTACCATCCTTCCGGCATTTACGACTACACGCTTATTGAAGGAGACCAGACGACACCGCTCGCCATCAAGCGAGTCGAAGGGCGTGACATTGAAGACGGGCAAACCGTCATGGTGTCGTACAAGCACGATGAGAACTTCACCATCAAATACAGAAGCAACCTCATCATTTCGACAACGCAAGATACCATTGACGACATGAAGCACTTGGCTGCCGATGTGCTCATCAAGGAAGCCATCCCAGTCACCATTGATTTGACTGCCACGGTTATAGCTAAGCGTGGTTACACGCCTTCCGAGGTAGACGCCGCAATTCGGATCAGCTTGGAAACATTGTTTGCTGGATTGAACATGGGTGATCCCGTTCGCCAGTCGGATATTGTGGAAGCCATCGATAGCTCTGATGGTGTGTCTTACGTGATCTTACCGCTGACAAAAATGGCTTTGGGTGATGCTTCTTACGTCGTGCAAGAGTCGTTGGCGAGCAATCAAGTGGGGGATCACTCGCTTTTGCTTCGGTGGTCGAACAATAAAACCAACGTCTTTTTGATTCAGGAAGAGTTGAACCACAACACCACCGCAGGGGGCGGCAGCGATCAAGGCAACTACCGCATGGTTGAAAAAGACGGCTTCAAACTCGACGTGTTGGACAGCGCGCCACACCTGTTGGGCGCATCACCACACCAAGCGTTTATCATCGGTCAGGGTGGCTTACCGATCCCGCAATACTCAGACAACGAAACGATCCGAAGTCAGGGGTATGTGACCGAAGATGAGATCGCCACAAGGCGAAAAGAGCTAACCGCTAACCGCGTGCTGGTAAGTTTGCCTGTTGGTGAGTCACCGCTTGATTCAGAGTTTAGGGTCACTTACGGCGTCTCTAATGACCGTGGAGCCATGGACTTGGAGTGTGGTCCTACATCGTACTTTGTACTGGGAGAGGTCACGCTGTCCTTCGATGAGGATCGCGCAAATGCCACCCGCCTTAGTTCAAGCGTGAGTCGGAGCTACTAATGGCATATGACGACGACGATAAGAAAAGCCCGAGGTATCTTGGCAGGCGTCTAACAAACAACATTCAAGACCCCTCACCCCCATCGGCAACCAGTGCCACCGCTACAGACCGAATGCGTCAAATCGAAGACGCCATCATGGTCCAACTGTTCAACCGTCTGCCATCGAACTATGTCTCAAAGGCGCAAGGTCCGATCTACACCAACGTGTTTAGAGCGATTGCAAAGCAACTGGCAGAGTATCAAGTCGAAGCAGAGTTAGCAGCGGACGACCCAAGGTATGACCTGACACGACCAGAGTATCTGTACCAGATACTTGGTCAGGTGGTCTTTCCAGATTCCATGCGTCCAAGGTCTGAGGTCATCGACGTAGACGGCGACGTTTCTCTCCGCAGCTTTCTTAGAGAGATGGTCATTTTGCTCATCGAAGGCTCCCGCAAAGACCCTGTAGAAAAGGGTGTGGGGCTTCTATCAGACATTGGGATCGACATTGTAGAAAACGTCGCGTTTGAGGGTAAGCCGGGATCCGGCGTCGGGCTGGAAGACCAATTCGAGATCGAGGTCAACGCGGTATCGCCTAAGCATACGCTGAAAGACGCACACCACCACTGGCACCGTATCCGCGTCAACTCAAACGGGGACGGCAAAACATACGGCACTTATTCAAGCGATGGCTCAGAAGACTACCACTGCCATGAGATCAAGGACTTCGAGATTCAACCTCATGTGGCAGCCGACTTGTCTGAGCACTCTCACGACTTCGTGCAGGCGTTTCCAGACAACCCATTCATTCTACAGCACAACGTCAAGCTAATCCTACAAGCTCTAAAGCCCGCACACCTGCTTTACCAGTACCGTCATTTCTTCGTTGAGTTTTACGGTGAGGTGTTTCAGGACGACCTGACGTGGGACTATTTCACTTGGAAATACCAAGACTTACGAAAGAACTGGCGAGGTGCGAAAAGTATTACGGGAACGGCTCGAACGGGAGAGGGAAACAAAACCTTTCTCATTGATCCCGAAAGAGACTTTATCAACGTACTGCCGGGGTCTCCCTTAGAAATCCTTAGCGGCGACAATGCTTCCGAATATAGGGTCAAAGAAGTTCACCGCCTCCCCTACCCGACAGACATGGTGGCGAGAAGTTACACGACTTCACCCACGGGTTTGGTTGGAACTGCCATTGTGAAAGACAGTGTGATCTACGACAAAACCGTTGACCCGTACGGAAACCCGACGCCAGTGAATTTAGGGGCTATTGCAGAAGACGAGGTGTTCACTTTTACTGAGGGGCCTAACCTTGGTGCCTATCGAGTTGAGATGGTGCTTGGATCTAACGGCGGCTTACCAGGTAAGGGTGAGTGGTCCTCAACTGAGCTTTTGATCTCACACTCGATTCTGGAAGTACGACCGCCGATGCCATACCGCGTCGATACTCAGTCTTACAGTGTCAGTGTAGATAGACTCGGGAGTGCTGTGCCTGAAAAGGTAGAATCAGAAACAGTATCCGAACAGTTTTACTTGTGATGAGGCAGTGACATGGCAGCGAATATCAAAACGACATTGAACGGAAACGCAGCGACGGAGCTGTTGGGGATCAGCCGCGACGACTTGAGCGCAGGTGATGTGGTCAAGTGTGTGTCTGCGGACGCTGCGATGACGGAAGGCGGCTATGTTTGGTCACTTGCCTATGTTCCAAGTGATGGAAGCGGGTTGTCAGAAGCCGCCCTTGTCGTTGATGGAAACAAGTGTGAGTTTACTGTGGACAAGGAAGGTCCTTACCTCGTTAGCCTTGTGATTGATCCTGGAACCGAACACGAAGACCAACAGTACCTTCGATTGAGGGCTTTGACCGCGACGGCTGGGTTGAGACTAATCGCTGCGGGTGAGCAAATCACCGACGACGCTGTAATCCCGTCTGACTTGACGGGGTATGGGTGGGCAGACGATCAGAACAAAAACCTCCTTGGGCTGGCAAATGCGATTGGTGGCTTGGACGATCTGCTTTCCGCCTTGACCACCACAGTAGAGGCAAATGTCGTCAAAGCTGAAAACGATGACGCTGCGCTCAATACGGCTCTCGAAACTCAAATTGGTGCTGTCGCTCTCGACCTTGAAACCCATGAGATCAACAGCGGCGAGAAGTTTGACGCCCTCGACCTGAAAGACAACCAACTCACCGAACACCTCGACGCGACTGACCTTACTGTCACGAACAATAAAACAGACACCGACGCACAAATCGCAGAGCTGTTGGCGAAGATCAACGCTCTCGAAACTGCGGTTGCTGATTTCTCACCTGCCGGAGAAACAGGCGACCTCCGCTATTTGAAGCGCACCGAGATCGTAGAGTTAGAGTATGTCTGTCACGATTGCGACGTGTATCTCGCAGTGAAGACCGTCGCAGAAGAAGTGACTCATATCTATCTTGAAACAGATGCGCCCAGGCATCGCCGACTCTATGTGGTCGATGAAACCGGACTGGGTGACATTCACGTTCACGCCGTGACCGCCCAAGTGTCCGCAACGATCAATGGAAGCGAAGACCCGCTTGTACTAAATAATCGCGCTGCCGTTCATTTAAGTTGTGGCGGTACAACCGACGCTGGCGTGTCTGAGTGGTTTATAAGCTAATCTTGCGTTCGATGAAGTCTCAATACAGGCACCCATTTATGTAGGGGTGCCGTCCCCTGTTGACACTTACAAGATCATAAGGGGCTAATCCATGTCACATTTCTTTACTAAGAACAAGCAAATTGACCTTCAGGGTCTCGCAGATAACATTGATATTTCGTCGTTGGAAGGCACCGTAGCCGGACAAACACTGAAAGCCGTCAATATCGCAGCAGACGGAGATCCCGTGGTTATCAAGTTCCAGCCTGGAGCTGATGATGGCGGTTTCTCCTTGCCGAGTGGTACAGCAGGTCAGTTTTTGACGCTCGTAGACGACGATGGCGATGCTGATACACCCCTCGTCGCTGGCTTTCAAGACTTTCCCGCCATCCCAAGCAGCCTAAGTGATTTTCTCACCCCTCCTGGTGCTGATGACTACAGGATTGTTTACGACGGTGACACTGATGCGTGGGTTCTCAAGACGGCAATCCCAGATGCAACCGCTGACAACCTCGGCAGCATTTTGATGGCAAGTGCCACGATGGATGACGCCGGGACAGTAGGCGCCCCTTATTTTTGGGGAGAGGTATCGATCCCAGCTTTGACCCTTTTGATGAACCCAGCGGATCAAGCGGAAGGCGACATTCTGAAAGTAGTCGGAGGCGCATGGGTCCCCTCACCAGATATTAGCGGAGGTGCTGACCTTCCCGCAGGAACCGACGGTGGCGACATTCTCACTTGGGACGACACGTCAAACAGTTGGCTTCCAAGCAGCATCTCGACTGTTCGGCCTCCTGATGGCAACGCTGAGGGTGACTTGCTGGTCTGGCGAACAGCACCAGACCGCTCTCCGACATACGTTGAAGAGTTCACGTTATTTGGCGGCTTCAAGTTTAAGTGGAAGAGCGAGGCGGCGAGGTTTGCGGCGGGTAGGCCCATCAAGATTCGTTTTACTCAGGACTCAAGCAAGAGCGGTGGTCTTAACGAGGCTTTCTGGATTGAGGATGGTCTTGATTACTTCATTCTTGATATTCACGCGAACTTCAATACCGATGTCAACGATACAATCGATATTGATGGCATCATCAACAGTAGAGTTTTAGACACAGGCGACGCTGCGTTGTACATTGAGACCAGTGGGGTCCACGGGTTTACTGGCGACGAACTTGGTTTGAACCTTACTGGCTCGGGGATCGTCAACGGCAGTTTTGCCGAACCCGTCATCTTGACTGGTCCATACGGCTGGATTCCCCAAGCTCATGCAGACCACGGCGAGGACACGCTGGTCGAAGGCACAGCCATTGTTCGACTGACTGATGCGAATTTGAACACAGGCGTCGATGGCGGCGGCACTACCAATATCCTTACGTCGGTAGATGGCGATGCAACCAAGAACAAGGTGGTCCTTGTGATTGACGAGTTTACCACTCCAACACATGGCGCAACGCTGCTCTTGAAGGAAGGCTCTGTTGGTCAACACGTCTACGTCACTAACAACTCGGACGAAGATCGGATCATTAAGGTGCAGATTGCAGGCGGATCAGGCACGCTCAATGGGTATGGCGGCGCAGTCGGCGCCGTAACGATCCCTCCACGCGGTACGGGTCATTTCTTGTGCATTGACGACACCGATACCGACGGGGAGTGGATTACGCTCTAAGGCATTCACTCCTTTCGGTTGGATGGCTATTCCTACAGCCCTGTAGAGGCTTTGTATGAGTAGTGATCCACACAGCAACGGAAAAGGGTACGGGTCGGTCGCTTATGGCTCCGACCCGTACGGCCATTTGGACATCAAGAGACCAGAAATGGTCTCTGTGGTGTCGGACGGCTTTTACCTGCACGTTACTTTCAGCGAACCCATCCGCTGGGATTCTATCAGCCTTTCTCCTGACAACTGGACACTCACTGCCACGTATGGGGTGGTTCCTGAGATCATTGACGTTAGCACAGGGGCGGGCACTGTCTCCGATACCGTTACGCTTGCTCACACAGGGCTGACCCTCGGCGGGCTTTACACGCTGAAATGCGGCTTCGCACAGGACGAAGCTGGCAACACCATTTCTCCGTCGAAGAACAAAGTTTCGTTCTTGGCGAAATCGGTCGCACCTACGGCACAGGCTTATCCCACAGGGGAAAACAAAGTCGTCACACAGATTGCGCCGTATTTGATGGCAGGCGCGGAAGACCTCGCCAACTACAGCATCACAACCGACTACCCTTCGTTGCCCAAGATTATCGGCGCAGACGATCAGACTGCTCAGACGGTGCTGTACCTTCAAGGGCTGACGTCTGTGGACTATGAGATCACCTTTGGTCCAGCTCAGGCAATACTTGTCAACACACCCGCGACACTGACAAGCCACTCTCATATGGACGCGTCGGGCAGACTAACGCCGACGAGTGCCTACAGATTAGATATGGCTGTTCGCGATTTACCTGCGACGTGGTCGGTTGCTGTAGGAGATGGCGAGACCCGAATCACAGTTCTGTTTGATGAAGGGCAAGTCATTCAGGTGTACGCGGGTGGGATCGACACTGTATTTACTTACGACTGGTCAGAGGTGGCACAGGTCTCCTTGCTGAGAAATCCGTTCACGGGTCACATCGCGCTGTTGCTTGATGGTGAACCAGTGCTCTCACGCGACCTCGCTGCCGTCACGGAACCCCACGATGCCGCATGGAACGTCTTAGCGAGTGGCTTTGGTGCGATGCTCACGGTGGACTCGGTATCTCTAACGGCATCCCAAACCATGTATACGACGGACGGTAACTTTGTCCATGAGTTGAAGGCTCAGTTTCTTGGCTTGGATGACATGGCCAAAAACCGTATTCAAGTCAATCGAGGTCCGCTTACCAAAGGTTGGGGTGACGCCACACCCGCTGGGATCAATGACGTCGCCATTCGCGTAAATGGAACTGCTGTTTCGGTTGCAGACGTAAACCCGTACCTCGGACTCATCTATCCCGCGACACCCATCCCGAAGATGCCCGTTGGTGAGATCGACGTTGAGGTGGATTACCGTTGGTTTGAGAATCCCCAAATGTCGTTCCGGTCGTTGAACCACATGGGCTTGGTGTTGAACAAGTGGGATCAAGCCAAGAACCCTGAAGTCCAAAGCGAAACGCTTGCGGTCGAAAACCTCGGTGGTGGCTCAAACGAAGGTGAACGCTACCCGATTTCCTTGGGTCTCATGCGACCGCCTCGACCCCGACCCAAGTGGATTTCTCATCGTCATATCGGGTTCGACAACACCTACACAGCCAGCTTGAACTCTCCTATTTCCTTGGTATTGAACGCAAACATTTACGGCAATCGCGCACGTAAGGGTTATTTTCAGTCCGCTCAATCAGGGCGTTTCGAGGGTAAGCTCGGCAACGGCTGGGAGGCGCGAGGGAATCTGTACCTCCATGAAGATACCGACGACTATACAAGCGTAACGTCTGAGATCGCTTCTGCTATCGCCAAGCCGATTGAGATGAACCCTGTCGGGGCAACGGTCACGATGGTTGCGAGGACAGAGGCGGGCTTAGCCACCGTGATCAATGACCGCCTGTCCGTCGGACCCGCTATTGCTTTCCATGACACCAAAGACCTCCGACTGCTTGCTGGGGTGGTGTTGGACGGCGTATCTCACATTGCCATGTTGGTTGGCGATGAGATCGATAACGCCGATTCTTGGCAACCCGTGTACTCGAAAACAGTGTCCTTCCTCACTGGGAATCGTATTGAGGTGTTAGAGGATGACCTTCCCGAACTGTTTTACGAAGGGCTAAAGGTAGTCGTTCCGAGAGGCAGTCAATCAGGTCAATACACGGTTCTGAATATCGAGAAGCTGTCTACGGGGAATTGGTGGCTCTATGTCACGCCAGATTTTCCAGAAGACACGACGAAGTGGGGTGGTGGCAGTGCGGAGGTGTACTTTGAAGCCCCTTGGCAAGCGTCGCCTTTCAACCTTCAAATGGTGGGTCGTGCAGACAACGAGGCGATTGGCTTTGCCTTTACGGGCAACACGTCTTTCATGTCTTCGGCAGCCATCCCGTCGGCAAACGCCAACGTCCTTCACAGTTATGCAAGTAACGGTGCGACTGACCTTGCATTGTCTGAGAGGGGTGAAGTTCTTTTCGGGAACTTAGTCGGCGGCTTGCACTCACGTTGGGACTTCGTTCGTTATGTGACAGTGCCAGATGACTACATCATTTCATCAATCGGGCATTTGCACGCGCTGACTCTACACGATGCGCCAACAGATCAATCCGAATGGCGAAAAACATCGGTGCGCGGCACGGTTACCCTCGAAGACGACGACAAGATGCGGATTAGAGCTGAGGGGGCCGGAGACAAAAAAGTCGGGTTTGAAAAGTTGGACGCGTTGATCCCGCCCCAAGCTGGGATTGAGGTCTCCGCACGCTTCAAAGCCCAAGAAACCACGTCGTGGGGTGATGCAGGCTTCCGTTTTCAAGGCCCCAACCATGATGTGTTGTTTGCGACCATCCCCTACACCGATAGCGGCATGTTCGTCGCACAGTCTGTTGCGCTACTCGGCACGCACTCATTTGAATCCCAAGGCTGGGAGATGAGCGGTGAAGGGGTCTATCAGTTTGAAGGGTCGCGACTTAGACTCCAAAAGACAGCCTACAAGCCATTGTCTCTCACCAACGAGCTACAAGGCGAAGGGGAAACCCTTTCGAGAGTTATGGAGATGCGAATCGCCTTTCGCAGCTCAACTTTCAACGACCTCAATGATGCAGGCTTGATCTTCGGTATGGACGCTGGCGATAAGAGCGTCGGGCTTATTTTTGCCGAATCAAAGATCGCCTTGACCTCGGACGGGCTGACGTATTTGGCAGAAGCCGAATACGAGTGGCTGAATGGGGTCGAAACTGACTTCAAGGTCATTGTAGACGTTGAGGTAGGAACGGTCACAGTGCATGTCGGCGGGGTTGAGCTTTGCGCGGCTCCATTGAACGCGTTTGAGGATAGTGAGCACAGCACTCGCGCTTACGTGATTGGGTTTGGTGAACCTGAGTGGGACATGGACCTTTACAGTTTCCGTGTTCGCGAGAAAGCCCCCGCTAATGTGAAGCGCACTTTGGGTATCTGGAAAGGGGGCAGTCCCGACCTGTTGAGCAGTTGGGAGCTTGCGCGCTCTGAGGGTGAGATCGTTGAGATGGATTGGTCTGATGACGTGACCGCCATGGTTGTCATTGACCCGAATTGGGGAGCTTCGTTGCTTAGGCCCGATTTGCCTCCACCGCCAACATACGTCGGATCGGGTCGTCCTGAAAGGCATGATCCGACGGGTGCATGGGCAACAGTCGAATGGGAGCACTTGCCCATCTCTCGCCGTAACGTGTCGTCCGTGCATTTCGGTATGCAAAATCCAGTGTCCCAATCAAATACGGTTTGGGATCACTTTCGGTATCGGGTCTTTATCCAAGAAAACGAATCGGAAACCCCGCCTCGTACTGCCGTATTGAACCGTTGGAATGTCCTAAGCAGTGGAGAGTACACGGGAGACGTTACCGTTGAACATGCGCGCATCAAGGTCAGGGAACATTTGATCCATGTCCAAGAGGCGAACGCGAGCGCAAAGCGAGTCTTTCACGTCTACGTCAATGGTGAGCGTGTTCCAGACGAGTCTTGGAGTTTCGACAAATCGAAGCAGGTCATTCAGCTTGAGTCGTCATTCGACAAGTACAGCACGGCTGAGATTGCCTTTTCGCCAGGACTTCCCATCACCAAAACATACCTGCTCAATCAGCCCTTGCACGACGGCATTACGACCCTCAACGAAGGGACGCCGCCATATTTGCTGACGCAGCTCGGAATGTTGCAGAGATCAGTGTCCCCTGATCCTCCAAGAGAGGATGAGATCAATGATCTCATCTCAGAGCATCCCGACTTTCAAGCCCAAGACCCAACCGCACTTGTAGAGTATGATCACGATTCTGCGTACTCGTCGGTGGATTTCTTTCAAGTCGAGAACGGCGGCGAAACAGATTTGATCTCGTCGCTTGACGATGGAATCGCGCCCGCAAAAGGTTTGGCTGAGATCAATCTCGATGGACGAATGTTCGTTGAGACCCTTGCGCCCCCTCCCGCACACCCTTTTGAACAAGGTGGTGGCTCTCCCGGCTCGTTTCTCACCTTGGGTGGTGGTGCACACACGATGACAGGGATGCTCGGCGGCGGTGAGGTGCAAGGAGCGGTGACATGGCCCACAGCCCCGTCCCGACCAACGGCAAGCCCGAGCTTGGCGAAAAATCGAACATTTTGGGAGTTGCGTGAATCTTTTGAGGACGCAGTGCCAGCACCCTCCACAGTAGAACTGACCTACGTGATGGAAGACGGTGGCCCGTATTCGAGGACGGGTCCGTGGGGTGGCTTTAATTCTTTGACCCCGCTTTCGCTTCTAAACGGCGGCGAAAATGCTGACGGTATGGTGTTGAGCGGAGGGGCTGCCTTGCCAGAACCCATTCGCACAAGGAGGTCTTTCGATGAGATTGATGGCAATTGGAAAGCGTAGGGCAACTATGCCCCGTTGTATCGGTAACAGTCCTATCGAATACACGGAGAGAGAGAACCCGAAGGAGTTAGAGCGATGAGTTCCACTCTACAGCGGGAAAAGATGACACGAATGAGGCAAGCTATGAAACTCGGAGCCAGCATCACCCATGCAGATCACTTCCAAATCGGAAAAGGAACCTTTCTGCTGGAAATGAAGGACGCCCGGACGGGGGAAGTGCTTGTCTCTTGGGAAAAGGACAATGTGATCACCAAGGACGGCGGTGTTTTAGCGGCGATGCTATTTCAAAACCGTGGCGGTGTTTCGCGTGGACTTTCCATGCTCGCAGTCGGTTCGGGGGCAAGAGGTTCCCTGCTCAACCCCGACGCCCCACACGTCAACCAAAGAAAGTTGAATGCCGAACTTGAGACAGGACGGAAAGGCTTTGCTTCGGTTGTGTACCGAGATGCCGAAGGTGGTGTGAGCGCGGTTCCCACAAATGTTGTCGATTTCACGACTTCATATGGCGAAGCGGAGGCAGTCGGACCCCTCAATGAGATGGGTCTACTCTCTCCTAAATCAGATGACCCCACGGTAAAGAACCCAGTAGATGCGGAGTGGCCCACGTATGACGCAACGGTCGATCTTACGGACAAGGATATTTTGGTCAACTACCTGACCTTCCCTGTGATCTCGAAACCGTCAACAGCGATTCTCACGATTACTTGGCGATTGACCTTCTGAGGCAGGGATAGACAATGGCGATTCATAACAAACGATTTACTCAGATTGGACAAAGCGTATCGAGAGACCTTCCCGCAGGGGAGCGTAGCTTTGATTCGCTCGTCTACCAATCGGGTAAACCTGTTCTGGACAGCGAGCTAAATCTATCTCCCGAGGTTTTAGCTTACGCTGAAAGGTTGCTGCGTAGCGCGCACCATCCATCAGGGTTTATTCGTACTCAAACAGCATACGATTCGATTCAAGACTACGAGTTTCTAAAGCCCGGTGATGACGACTTCGTTGATAATGGGTTCGCGATTAAAAAGATGATTGCAAACGTCGCGGGTCGTCCCGTGGTCGTCGAGTATAGCAATACCACCAAGAGCAAAAACATCGTTCAACTCGATGAAGCTCCCATCAATGGCGGAACGAACCCTGATGTGAAACGAACAGACTTTGTGTTCCTTGAGGTTTGGCTCGCACAAGTGGCGTCCAGCCCAAGCGCAGAGGGTTGGATTCAGATCAACGCCGTTGATGCTGATGGCAATCACGCATTAGTCAACGGGGATCAAATTCAGTTCACCAATGCGGCTGGCGATGCGTTCCTCCTTGAAGCTGGCGTTGATTTTTACCTTGAAGAAGATGACGGTATGGGGGGGACGATTGCGTGGAATGTCAATCAAGTCGCAGCAAGCCTTCAAGCTGCCATCGACGCCCTCGATGGGTTCAATGCGTCTGGTACAGCCGACATTGTTTACATTCGCTCAACAGACACAGGAGAGGCAGGCAACGGTTGTTTCTATGAGCCAATGCTGCTTGACCCTGCAAGTGGAGCCATCACCCCTCACACACCACCTGTTGGCGGCAAGTGTCAGTTCGCAGGTGGGATCGATACGCCAAACAAGCCCGCACAGGACAAAATCTACCGACACGGTAATGTGCTTAGCCCCGAAGACGTGGCTTTGTCTGATGACATTCGAGACATGGCAGTCGCCGCCGAATCGACTCAGCGCGTCCAACTCCAATACCGAATCCGAAAGACAGGCAGCACTGAAGCTGTGAACCACAAAACCGAATGTGATGGCTTTTCTTCACCGTCGGTGTGGGCACAAGGGTCTGGAGAAGCGCCGGTAGAGAACTACAGATTTCTTCGGGCTGACGGAGAAAGCGTTGATCCCGATGGTCCGACAAGCGCACTTCAATACGGTCGTGTAGACAACGGCTTGTGGATTGCTGGTAACGGGTCAGAGGAATCAGCCGAAGCGTTGGGAAGTGTGGACGGCTTTGTCTACGCCCTGCCTATTTGCTTCGTGTTCCGACGCAATAACGCCTACGTGAACGGCTCGGGAGAGCCACAAAAAGGTGCTGGTTTCAATCCGCAACACAACACCAATGGTGCGCTACCTTGGAATCATGCGGGTCTGAGCAGAGACGTCGAGCCAATCGGCGGCAACGCCATTATGGGTAGCATACCGGCTGGCGAATCTGACCGCCCAGACGGTGCCTTTTCAAACGTGATTGAAGATTGGGACGTTCTTGATCTCCGCCGCCATAGCCTGCCAACAGGTGCGGACTTATCCGCAGAGTTGCGGCGACAGATTCAACACCTGTTGGATGGCAGCTACCACACATGGGCAATTGACGCGACTTCGCGCAATACGCTTGGAACGACGTCCGGGGACGTGTCCACGCAGTACCTCGCCTGTAACGAGATCGGTCGGCACAAAGATAGCGGTGCGACTAACAGTTGGTCGGGTGCAACGGGGTTTGGTGAGTTCATTCGTAACTTTGACCACGTAGCCCGACGGTTTGGCGACCAGCCTGTCGTTGAGCGGTTAGTCGTCGAGTTCTTTTGCGATGACGGCTTTGATGCCAACCACGGCAAGTTCGTCACCAAGAAAGACGGTACGAATAAGTGGTACGAGGGTGACACGCTTCACCTTAATCTCGAAGCTCTCAACGCAACCACACGCCAAGGGTGGGGAGATCCTGAGTGGGCAAATGAATTGGGGACCGTGGCTGAGTTCATGCCTCCCGGCACGGTCATCACTGACATTCTGGGTGCTTGGCATGATGACGGTAACTACAATGAAGCGATTGACCAGCACGTACAGCTTGCGAGCGTTATCGGTGTTGGTACACGCAGTGTCGTCCTTGAGCTGGACGCTAATCATCAAAAGGCTACGGGTGGCATCGATGCCGCTGAGTACAACGTGGTGGGTGACGTAGATAATGGCGACAATGGCTCTCCGCGCCGCATTTTCGTTGAGTTTGAGATTAGTTACCCGATGGGTGTTGGACTCACGGAAACGCCCGACCGAAAGATTTACCCCGGCTCGGATACAGTTTATCCGCACGGCGAGATGATTGAGAACCGATACCCCGAACCGGATCCCGTAACAGGCAGACCGGTAGGGCGGCCCCTTGAGATGGAGAAGCCCCTACCGCCAAAGTTCCGTGAGGGCTTCCGCGAGGTGGTTGTCGAGATGGTCGCCAACTGTGGAGAGGATTGCCACCATGAGGCTGATCCCTACACAGAAATCCGCGACAGCATCGTTTCGCTCAGTCCGAACACGCTCCGACCCCCACGACGGGTTTGGGGTTCGTTTGACTACACTGTCTCGATTACAGATTCAGTGAGCGGCGATAGCTTCAACGCGCACGAGGGCACAGACTTGACCGATTGCACCGAGTACGGGTCATCTTCACGCAACGTCCGAATTGCCGAAGGTGAGAAGTTTAGTGGTGTGGGTCAAACGCTTTGCGACATTGTGTACTACGCGCAAGACCCGATCTCGAATTGGGGCGGTGACGATGAAGGATATCAGGTCAGCGTCTACTATCGAACCAATGCCCCACAGACTTGCGGGATCAAGGAAGCAGACTTTCACACAGAGGGGGCCGACTCCGGTCCGCTGCCAACCAACCTCAAGTTAGAAATCTTGGCTATCTCGGATGAAGTCTGGACGGGACAGGTTGGCATGGGTTCCTTAGAGCTTGGCTTTCCTTACGTGGCACCGTTGGATCAGATTCCAGCCATCAAAAGCACTTTACACAGTGACGCGCACCCAGCCGAATGGCAGTTCTGCGCTTCGACGGTATCAACCGTTGATGACTTTGACGCCACAACAGGCATCCTTGCTTTACACCCGTTCTTGCCGATGGATAAGACGACCGTGTTGAGCTTGGGAGACCTTGAGAACCCACCCTTTGCAGACGGCGAGTTTCGTGCGGTCTATCCGTTTGCAGACGACAACTCGTATCGACCAACAGTGTTCGCTCAAAGCCACAGCGGGGTGGTTCGACACAAGGTCTTTTATCCCGTGCTCACGCGTTCTCTCCAAGACTCGCGACTCTTCCGTAAGGGTGAGCTTTTATTGGTCGTGTTTTCGCGGTGGGGTGAGTGTGATGACGACAACACCGTTCGTTTCACCGACTCAGACAATCAAACATGCGCGGCTGTCTACCGAACCAAAGACATGCTCATGACGGTGGGGGATTAAGATGCCACGTAAAATCGACCCAGCAAAAATCAAAGTAGGACACGGACTCGCCGCATCAGACAGCGTTGAAGTCAATGCGTTGATCCCAGGTGCAGGTCAACCGGGTTCTGTTGGTGGTGGCGGAGCTGGCTCCGCTACTCACATTCAAGATGAGCATGACGCTCACGCGGCATCGGCGGTGTCTGTAGACGACGTGCCAAAGATTTACGATGCTTCTAATGTTGAGGGTGTCCTTGACGAGTTGGCTGCACTGGTTCCACCGAGACCACCAACCATCGGTAATGCCCTTCATTACTTCCACACAACAGGAATCCCTGACTGGGGTATTCTAAAGCTGGACGATGCATCATGGTTCGCACGAAACCCTGACCAGTTTGATCTTTCTTACGGTTGGGGTTGGGGCGGCAAAGCGACGGACCCCACAGGCGGTGTCAATCTGTATGCCGGAAAAGAGGTCTACCCCTACTTTTGGCAACCTGTATTTATCGCAGAGAACTTAGATAAGAACGCGCCTTCAAACGACCCTCAAACCGACCCTACGTTCAATGTCGCAAGCGATTCTTATGTGGGCGGCGGTGTTGGTGAGTCTCACGCCGGTCAGTTTGGGGAAAGTAATGTGACAACATTCCGAATCATCCCTACCAGCGGTCCGACAGGGGGGAAAAAGGTTGTGGTTTCAGGCGTTGTCTTCCCTGCCGATAGAGGCACGTTGGCATTGGTTCGTTTCGACAATAGCGGCGACAGCGAAGACGGCATCTTTTTTGAGGTGGTCAATCCCGAGGACTTCAAGACACAACGTGTGCTTGCCGCACTAAACTTGGGACAAGGTATTTTCGATAAGTGTGACGGCTCTCCGGGCGGTATTTTTTGGCTCGGGGATCACGGCGGTGACTGCGCGCCTCATTCTTATGATCCGTTCTCCTATCCAGGACGGGCAACAGGTCAGCTTGATCTGTATGAGATTCATACTGGCAAACGTCGGAAAAAAGACGAAGCCGATATCGATTTGCTCGCTCCGTTCTATGACTTTGACGGCGATGGCGTCCAAGGTGCACCCGCCGCCGGTCAGGTTCGACTCGGCACGGATCCCAATGCGGGCATCCCTTTGATTCCAGATGGGATTCCTATTTTTGGTGGCACTTCGGTCGCCAGAGGTGGTGGGCACAATCAGAACTTCTTCCGATACCGGCTCCCCTATCTTGCGGATTACAGCAAACCCCACGGTCTAAAGTGGACGCCGCCCTCGGCACTTCACCGGTATTACGATAAGCCTTCGGTGGCTTCGGATTCGGCGACACCGTTGGAAAATGCGGGTGACTACAGAGAGTTTGAGCGTGACTATTGGACTTTCCAAGTTGCACGATACCGCCACCAATTCTCGCTTCCAGATGACATTATTCTCGACCACAACGCGCGAAGTAGTGGGACGTATGTGCTCTTCCACTTCACGAAAGAGAAATACTTTGAGGAATGTGTACGCGACAAGATCATGCCGACCAAAGACAAGTTGTATAGTGCCAACTTAGTTAAGCCCAACCCGTCTAACTATGCAAATATCGCGAACGCTCGAACTTCCTACAACGAGGCTTTAGATGGCGGTGTTCGCGAAGCGGGTAGCTACCACATTCTTCGAGCCAATGTTTACGAGGACTACCTCGGAGACAAGGACAGCGAGTTTTGCCACGTCCCCGTCCCGCCCATCGTTGACGGATCAAATCAGGTGAAGCACGCAAAGGCTACTCTGTATATGGCCGATGATACGAGCGTAAAAATTAGTGGGGTCAGGTATTTCACGTCCGGTGATTTAGGGGATACTCGTCCCAACTTTGGTTTTACTAAGATTGATGTTCTACTCAATGAGCCGAATCATGATGACGGGATTTATGGGCTGTTTGAAACGTCTTGGTTGAGCTACGACCATCCAAGAGGTAGCAGTAGGGCGTCTTTTAACCCCGACACCAACCCAGATAGGCTGTCGCACAGAAACCCCGCACTGCTGAGCCTGTTTAGTTTTACGCAGGGCTATAGTGATGAGGATGGCGTCTCTGGCACGTATAGGTTTGCCTTAAAGCATCCAGAACAGCCGGATATTGTAAGTTCGTTGGGTCAGCGTCGCGGTCGTGTCGAGTTTTCTGCCAGACAGCTACTCAACCCTGACGACGGAAGCTCGGATTTTCCCGAGTCCGATAGGCAAGCACACTTGGAAGGTATTTGTTTCTTTTCGGGTGATGACGATCAGCCATGCTTTTCGCGTGATGCCGTTATGCGAGCATTTTTCCGACGTCCGTTGAACCACGGAAGATCCTTTCTGGATTATGCCCCGTTCTACAACACGGGCAATAAGATTCAGGTTGAATTCGGCGGTTCTCCCGTTGAACGTGTGCTTTGGTACGGCGTGAACCACCTGTTAAATCGCAAACCAATTAGGTACAGCAACTACCAACCGTTCATGGATTTGAGCGATGATCCCGACTGTTTGATGTACAAGGTCGGTCAAGACAGAGAAGAGCGTTTCTTGGACGAAAGCTACCGTCTTCGTTCTACCTTTAGAGATAAAGACGGTAAATCACCCCTAAGCCTCCCCTATGAAGAGACGCTTAGGGGTCCGGGCTTGCCTCATGGAACAGGTTTGGTGATCACGATTCCGTCAAATGGATTTGAGTGCTGGGATTCACCATGGAGAAGCCTGCATTGGATGACATCAGATTCAAATACTCACTCATTAGCCGATAACGATAAAGGGATGGGTAACGAGCTTCAAGTAGCAGGTTGGCCCGACAGAAATCCGCCGATTCAAGACGGGATGACAACACCCGTTCTGTCTTCGGGTTGTTTGATTTACCCCAAGCATGACTACAGCACAGGCACCACACTGCCTCCGGGTCCGAACTACTCGGGCTTGAGCGGAGATCGGTGCTGGGTAAGGTACTTTAACTTCCACGGGGCGGAGAGTTCTCCAAAGGTCACGATTGAGTTGGACGGCATCTCATTAGACGACCTGTTGTGGAAACCCGGTTTACCCAACCCAGGCAGCAATAAGATGGCAGTCCTCATCAAAGTCCCTGGACAAACAACGTGGATGGATATCGGACGGCGGGACGGCGACGGCCCCTCGAAACAAGATCCTTTTGCCGATGGCGCAGGCTGCATGATTGTCGGACCTGAGACAAAAGACTTAGACCCAAGCGATGTTGAGGCAACGATGCCGAATAGGTGTGTAGTGACCTGTAACTTAGGTCCCGCAGCCACGCTGTATAACAACCATGACAATATACAACAGCTTCTTATGAAAGTGGTCATCTACGAGAATGGCGCATCTTTAGATTTGGAACAGGGTGGACCAAATGGGACGCACGCAGACTTGAGGGGGCTTGTCGGTATTCGAGTCTACCCAAGGATGTGACCAATGACTTGTCTATACACCACCTTGAACAGAAGCACGGAGATTGATTGATGGCTACGGGCAACGACAACCTGCTACAAAGACTGAGAAAGCTGCTTGCAGAAGCAGCCGACACCTCTGATATTCGACAGCCTTGGCAAGAGCTTTTCGCTCGCAAAGACAGCGTTCCTCCACGAGCAATTCGTGCAGCGGAAGCCGTTGAAGGCTTTATCGGTAGCTGGGCTGCGTCTCATGTTGTGGACGGTCAAATCCGACATGTCGTAGACAAAACTGTCGTTCCCAAAGCGGGTTTTGACAGTATGCTCGGAAAGCGCGGCTATCCAGAAATCAACTTTGTGCCTTACAACTGGAACACCAATGCGGGTGGAACAAACAACCCCGCACTGGTTGGTCATCCCGTTAGCTTTGAGTTCGTAGGTCCGACGGATAAGGCTTTTCACGAAACGGGTGTGAACTTCGGTGCGAATCTCAACCGCAACTTCATCGAAATGTCCGTCGATCCCCAGGAAATTTTCGGGATCACCGACAAGGACTTGAGTACCCCACACTGGGTTTTGATTACTGATCCAGGAGACGGTCTAAAGACCAAGATTCGTGACCCAAAGATTTCCTCTTATACCCCTACAACAGTACCGAACGGCTTCACCGAGACAAAGAAGCACCAAGGCACCGCGCGATACGAACTGTTCCGCATAATTGAGATCAGAGAGAAAAAAATCCTTTTGGATGGAGTTAAGCGGCTTGAAGACTACTTTGAGCGATGGAACTCAAATAGCAAAACGGGAAATCTCGGAAGCATTGCCATCCTTAGACCGAAGGTGGCTCGGCTTGCCCCATTGAACAATACTTGCACGCGTTGGGCGGTTCTCCCACCCGAACGCTCTGCATTGGGTGAGTACGGCTATGGCTTGGCGTACTACAACAGCATTGGTGGACTAAGAGAAGACCATAACTTGGGCTACGCCCTGCCCGTCCCGAAACCCGTCACCTTGCGAGCGTTCAAGGGTGCCGATGGCGACGAGCAGATGGATGGGCGTTGGACACCAATCGATTCGTGGGATTCTTATTTTTCCACTTCGATTGATGGGCTGCCTCAACTCGACTTAGGCGTGCCAGCTTTTGGGCGGTTCCGTATAAAGAGCAGTGTCGGAATCCACAAAATGCTTTCGGGTCGTCGGCTACGTGGAGAGGATCTTGGGATCCTGCATATCAATCAAATCCGACCGCCAAGGAATCGGACAGAGGATGACTCCCTGTATCAGCACGTCTATTCGGTGTACTTGGGGTTCCATGAGATCGTGGACTTCGATGAAGACTATGTTGAGTGCAGACTCCCTATTGGGGTAGACGTCAACACGGGTCGTAGAACGCAGTGGGAACCGTACTTTCCCGAACTGACCCGTCTGAGCTGTTCAATCCACAATACAGTCCGTTCACTTTTTTCTGATGTTAGTTACAGCACGGCTTTTTACGACGATATCGAAGCCACGCGACTGACCGGTCTTATCAACCCCAATGAAGTTGGGCGTTCCATCAAGGTACACGGTACGAACGACGTGCCATTAGGGGCGTATTCTGGACGAGCCGACCGTTCGATCCCTAATACCCAATTCAACGAAGATCCGGGTTCGCTTCTGGATCTTGGCTTTCGCATGGTGTTGTTCACCGCTCGTCCGTCAAGAGGTTTTGAATCAGCACTTGTAAATCAAATCGCGGGTTCTGTAGCTGCACTCAATGACGATGGTGATTACACTGTCAATTGGGCTAACCCTATTAACTCAAATGAGATCATCCTTGATCCAAGAATCACTGATGAGCAACAGTACGTTGATGTAGATTACGCGTCGGGGACGGTTTCGTTCTCGCACAAACCCCGCCCAGGTGGGGATATTGTCTTCAATGAAGACGGTAAGCCGATTCTTTTCGCGTCTTTCGTCCCGTACTCGATGGAGGGGGATCAGCGTGGCTCTGCCATCCGCCTGACGGGTGGGGATTTGCTATCAGCAAACTTGGGCTATCCCGTTTCGACTCAGCACGACGTTTTCTCAGAGCGCAAGCTCGGACGTTCCGCGAACTACGACCAGACTATCAGTATGGGTCAAGACCTGTATCTGGTTTACGAAGACCGAAACACGCCGTACGCAGAGCATTGGGAGATTCCAGAAACAGGGTACTTTCAGCTAATTCAAAAAGAGGGTGACACCCCTTACAACGACACGGGAGACCTCCTTGATCAGTACGTCAAGGCATACAGGGGTATTGAAGTCACTAATGATCCCAATGGCATCACGGTTTGCCTGAAAAACGTGACATGGCAAAATGTGCCCTCTCTGCCATTTTCACAGCCAATCATTACAATCCCTGCTCTTACTTCAATCATGTTTCGGTGTCGTCCTGACATCAACGCTGCGTTTGATACCTCATACGGTAGTAATGTCCGAGCAAGCACTGTTCGCTTCGCTTACGCTGATTTGAAGTACATGGAAGATGGTTCGGTGACGGTCACGCCCACTGCGGTGGCTGGACCCGCTCAAGAACTGCGTTCGTTCTTCCCGCTCGGTGAAAACATCACCTCTCCTGAAGTGGCTCGATTCCATTTTGACGCGATGACACAGCGGTGGTCTACCAATGACCCGCCGTGGATGGATAGCGGACACACGGAGCCACCCGGTAAGGAGCATGAGATCGGCATCGAGGTGTCTCGTGGTCGGTTGTATACCAACTGGCAGTTTGCTGCCGACGCAGACTACATGCGCGTTGGCGCAAACGTGTCCAGACTCCAATATAGCATTGGGCGTCATATTGCTCCCCCCGGTGATATTGCCATCGATATCGACTCGGCAGATGAATTCAACAACGCTGTATTTGAGTGCTTTCAAGACCTAAGCCGGATGGCACTGCTAACAGGTGTGATTGAAGGGTCTACTATTGCCTCAAAGGTATACGAAAACATCAAGACTGACTTGGTGAACCAGGATGGGCAAACCCAACGCTTCCTGTTCATAAATAAGTCGTATGGAGATGATCCCAGCCGCATTGAATTAGATGGATGTCCAGGCAACCCGCTTACGTGGATTTCTGTAACGCTGGATAAAGAAACTCCAGTGAATACGTTGGCGCAACGACTCAATCAAGAGTGGCAGCTTGTGGCTCCCGGCGCACCTCCTGTCGCTGATATGAACAAGGAAGGCGAGCTGCTTTTGACGGGGCGTCAAATCCAAGCCGCGCCTTCATTGCCTTATCTTGCATCGGGAGAGTTGAGCTTCCCGATTACGGTCAATCCCGGCACCTATGTATCCAGTCTTGACATTCGTTCGGCAACCAATCATTCGGTGTACGAGACCCAGACCCTTCAATTGAAGCCCGCTTGGGCGTGTATTGAACTGAGGTGGAGGGTTAACTCGGCTGAAACGTACAACACCCCCTCAGAGTATGCACAGGCTCTCAATGAGAGGCTTCTATACAACGGCACCACAGATGATTTACTGAAGCGTGCAGGGTTTCGTCCAGCACTCATCAACTCTGAAAACCCTGGCTTGCTCGCGGCGAATATCAAAGAGCTTCCCCTTGTTTTCGTAGCGAATGACGACAAACGATTCCCGTCTTCGTTGGACGGGGCTACACAAATCGCACTTGTGTGCAGTGGTAGTGCCCGCCTTGATACGCTGGCTTCCGAAAGCATAGATCAGGATCAACTCGGGTGGGAACCATTTACCGCTCCCGCGCCAAGTGTGTTGGTGGAGCTGGACTCTCATGGCAAAGCTAATAGTGTCCACGGACTTCTCGGGAACCCCCTATCCAATAATCGCTTCGGCTTGTTTTGGGGAAATCGGTCTAACGCCACTTTCCCAAACGCTAAGCATTATCCGAAAGGGGCGGACGGCGACTGGGATAGCGTCAACTTAGGTGCGCTTGGTAATAGCGCAGAACTAATGTTTGACGTCAACGGGACTCGACCTTTGGGTCGCCTTGCGGGGTCGTTCAAGATTAGTAACGCTTTCTTCTTAGGCGATTCAGAAAAGATTAGGCTCATTCTTGATCTTCCTACGGGGCAATCTTCTAACTGGTACAACGACCAGACCGAAGTAAGCTCGGAAGCAGACCTGTATGGAGAGAAGATCAATCCGCGCGTCAAAGGCGAATACTCCGGTCCAAGCGAACCTTTACCGGCAAAAGTGAAATCTGGTTGGTTGGGTCGTTGGCAGTGGCCCCATCATGATATTGGCGACGTCGATAAGCCGAAAAACCTCGGTGGGATCAAACGAATCCACCTGAGCTTTGGTACGAAGACGTTTAACGAAAACGGTTTCCGCACACACTTTGGCGGCGACCCTTTCAGTTTGAACGGCTCCCACGGCGGTCAACTTGTAAAGATTAGCCCGACAGATGAGTCTCAGTGGAAACGGCCCAAGAACGTCTGGGACGACTTCGCATACGGTGACATTGTATCAGGGTATTCCCCCAAGTATCTCCAACCCGTCATTGAGGGTCGCGTCATTGAGAAGACGCCAAAGAGAGAACTGGACGACAACGGGTTTCCCGTTGAAGGTGACTACAGCCTGTTCGCTATCATGGGTGAGCGAAACGTCGAGACAAACAATACGGCTGCGCCGTCTGTCTACTTGAGTCAAGCGTTCAAGCATACCGGGTGGACGCAAACGAACATGCGGACCAGCGTGGTCCCCTCAGCAATTTGGGGTTCTGACGCTGCCGTGGCGCATTTGGTCAGTCAGGTTAATCCAAATGTAGAACCCACAGAAGTAGAGACGGAATTCTTTACCAGCCGTCCTAATCCAAATGCGACGTCTTCGGTTTTGATTGGTGCTGGTCGCGTTAGCATGTTGTCTACGCTTGGGGCAATCGAACCGACTGGAATCGCTTTTCACAATCTGATTCAAGACTTTTCGGCAACAGCCACGAAGCAGATCGGTCGGTCTTCTGTCTACCTTGAGTCGGGTGCGTGGACGACCACCTACCCGAATGGTGATGAGCGTGTCCCTTATTGGGGAGAAAAGAACTTTGCTCCCAGCAGTCTTGGGTCTAAAGGCAACACGACAAGTCAGTACGGCGGTGTCGGCGGCATCCGTGTCAGCGGTGATGCCCATCTGTGGGTTCAAGATATCAAACCCCTATGGTCAGATGGAGAGGCCACAGCGTTTATTGTGCCTCGCCATCCGTATCAAACTATTTCAGGAATGTTTGATCACGGTCTGATTGAAAGAACCGGGTCGGTCATCAGTGATAACTCGAAACTGGTTGAAGTCACGGTTCTGATTGGGATGAGTCAAAGCGACATGTCCGCTTTTGAGGGCTTCATCAACACAGACAGTGCTTACTCTTTTGGTGGCTCTACTGCCGCCACGATGGGATCCAACTTATTTCCGTTCTGGAATTTCAACCCCGCTCCAAACCATCAGCAAGGCGAACGATATTTCAAGTTCGGGCAGGCTGCCGTTGCGTCTGAAACGCCTCAACTGATGCCGTCACTTGCTGGCACTCACCTTGAACTTGGCGGTATTCGCTATAGGGTCGTCTCTTCGCCTGTAATCCAACTTGGCGGGACTTTGGCGCAGCTTGTTTATCCCGGTATTGACAGCGGTTTCAGTAGCGGCACTCCACTCTATGCAGACACCCCATATCATGATGGGGATCGAATGTTGCCGTCCAAAGGCCGAAACCGCTTGTCTCAGTTTGCGGGTTTTGTAGCCCTGCGCGCAGAAGTGGTGATTCCTGTGTCCAGTAGCCCGCAGGAAGGTTGGAACGAGTGGGGTTTTTACGACAAGCGGTTTGGGAATGATCTTATCTACTCTGGAAAGGTGGTTGATCCCGGTGGGTCGCCTACAGGGGTCCCCTCGTCTGTCAGGGGTCTAACGATTGACCCTCAAGTGGTAGCAGGTAAGGACAGGCTTCCAATTGAGATCATACCGCTTACTGGTACGACCACCCGTATTGGTCCGGGTTCTCAATCACCCCCGGATCAATTCAACTTCAAGCAATCCGCAGACAATTCGAGCCAAGGTACGCTCACTGGCGGAGCGCACTTGCTTGGGGTGCATGATCAAATTGGATCAAGTGGTAAGCGTTTCAGTCGGGCTTTTTTCACGATCAATGATCGTACCCGTTCGGAACTCGTGGATGAAGTTTACAAAGGCGGCACCGCGCGGATTGTCGTTCTTGCAGACGAGTCCGGTTTGGTAGACAGTTTGCCGAATGGCGATGAGAGCAGTCTCAGTCCCATCGGCGGCGGTCGCTTGAATACTTATGGCTACGCACGCCGGTTGGGTCCGGGCGTCATGATGGACGGTGGTTTAGGCTTGGTTCAAGCCACGGCTTTCCGTGCAACACCCCGCAGTAGTCAAACTGAAAACTTAGGTCAGATGACCGTGTGGGGTAGAGGTGCTTATCCGTTCTACAACGGTTTGCGCCCCGCCGATATTGGCGTCGAACTGCCTTCGACCTTCAACACTGTTGAGTTCTATGGCGAAATGTCTGTGGCGAGTCCGCAAGGGCGTGTCGTGTTTGAAAGCCCGTTGGCTGCCGAAGGCATCGTTGCCAACATGTTCACAGCACAGTACGCCTCAACATTCTATATCGGCCCCTACCACTATCGCAAAAAGGGTCTAAATACGGACACCTCCTATGAAGCCGGTGTCTTTAGAGACAGTGGTTTAGGTTTGAGCGACACCTTGTTCCCATATGTGAGCGCAGGGGTCGTCGTAAAAACACCGGGGACGACGGTTTACGAACGTGCTTTCCGCTCTCTTGATGCGACGGGCAGCAACCCACACCGAAAGCTGAGGGAAGGCACCCATAATCGAGGCGGGATTCCTGGCATGGGTGTTCCGTTCAAAGGTGAAGTCTTGCTTCTCCCACAAGGCCCAACGTCAATGGGTGTTGGGTTTGCAGACTACAGGGGCGGTTCCGGTAAAACGCCGCTCGACATTCCGTTGTATGAGTTTATAAATGGCGCAACTGTTCCGCAGATCGTCGCTAAGACACTAAGACCTTACACAAAGATTGAGAGTTCGCCGTTCGGGATCAATGTTTCGGCTGTCGTGAACGGGCAGGAAAACATGTCCTACCCAAATGCGGGAGTGGGTCCTGAAAGGCACAAAGGTCAAATGGGAACCGTGTCGCAGGCGTACCGACACTCAAACAGTCGTGAGAACGATGCTGATTACGGTTGGTCTGATTCAAACGGCAGCAAGCCTGAACTTCAAGTGCGAGTGCTTGACGGCATGGTACTCGAAGACATTACCAACGGCACTTTCTACACCATCGGCTCGATTGGTCGCGACGTTCACCGTAAGAACGCCACAACACAGCTTGGAGTTATTGGCGATACTGTACGCGCACCGGTCAACGGCTCGTTGACTGCATTGGGCGGCAACCAGTACCGAGTAAATGCAGCGCAAGCGGCATGGAACGAACGCTACTTGCCCGAAGTGCTGTATGACTTCACAAGTATGGTCGATGTGACAAAGGATCCCTTTGTGGAGCCTAAAGTTGGTTTTGGTGATCGTACAGATGACGGATACGTCCGTAGACCACTGTTCGGTCACGACATGCGGATTACTCCCAACGTAGAGTTTGTTCCTGTATTGGGTCCACGCGGTGTTCGTGGCGGGCTTCTCCCCCCTTGGTACTTCGACCTTTCAACTAAGGGTAAAGTTCTCGGTCTCGATAGCGGGATTGACGCTGACGCCTTGTTTTACGATCTTGATCACGACTTCAAGCAAGATGACGTGGGCAAGATGCTCTACATTTGTGGAACGCACACGTATGAACATACGGGTTGGTGGGTCATCATCGGATTCGGCGCAAGCGACAAGCACGTTGCTCACGGGTTAGATTCTTCGACGGCGATTAGCAATTACGTCATGCTGCGGAAGTACAACTGGGCAGACCGTAGAGTTCCGATGACAACCAATCCCACACCCTCTCGATACGTTCCTATCGGGAATGATCTTCGCAGCGATGATTGCTCCGGTCTTATCCCTTTGCGCTATCGCGCACCATACGTCACGTTGGTGGCGGATAAGCGAACCAATATGGCTGACGGTCTTGGTTTCATGGGAGTAGATCACACTGGCGTGATTGAAGACGATGCTGATCTTACCTACGGCGACTTCAAGCTCGGCTTTATCCCATCTGAGGGCTTAGAAAAGGCTGTCGTTTTCATTATTGGTCGTGAAGAACTGATCGATGATGGCGTCAGGACTTTGGAATCACTGGCGAGCTTCCTCAATAAAGATCCGAGGTCGAACGGTCGGGCGTACATCAACGAACTTGCAAACGGTGCGGTTGGAAAGCTGGTCCAATGGGACGTCAAGGAAAACGTCCTTATTGGTCGATATGAGCCTAAATATCTCGGCTCCGAAACTCTAAGAAGCAAAGTGTTTTCTGGGGCAGCTTCTTTTTCAGTGTACTGGGAAAGCCGAACTGGGATCAGTGGGTCTGACCCCTTCGCGTATAGCGACGATGAGAAATCCGGTTTCATTGCCTGTTTAGGTCACAGCTTGAACGCTGACAGAACCAGTGGCGACAGGAACAATGCGATGCCGATCCCCGCGCTGAGGGATGCAAGCCAAATCCAAAACAAGTACGCGTTCGATTACAAAGAGACTGCGGCGCGTGGATTGCGGTGGGTCTTTTCCCATCCGTTGACTGAGGAAAACGTAGGCTCCTACATTCATTTGACGAAGCCCCATAAGTATCACTTCGGCGTGCTCCCTCCCTCACAAAATAGTGGGCTTGACGGGCGTTCTCAAGCGGTACTTGATGGGGGATGGTCAACTGCACATCAGACGCTTAGTGATTCGATGTCATCTAAAGGCGTGTTCTTGACGACCGATATTTTCAGGATCAACCGTTGTCCAAATACTGGCAAAATGGTTATCGGCGGTGACTGCGAAGTTTACTTCACCGAAGCCCATACGATCCCAGAAGTATCAGGAGATGCTGGAAAAGGGACAGCCATCACCTACTCTCCATTGGGTGTTCATGGCGTTTGGCAAGACACCGATACAGGTGAGCTGAGCCAAGAGCATTTGAATTGGCCGACATTGTTTGAGCTTCAGCCGATTGCCCGAGAGAAAATCGTTGTGGTTTCTCCGAGCAGTGCGAAGTCCTCGCCGATGCTGACTCGTGGTCGCTCCGGTTCAGCCGGTACGCCCCTTGGTCCGCAAGGGGTCGGCCCTATGGTTGCGTCAGGCAACGTGGCTCCATCGAGACCTGAAGCCTCATTCTTAATGGATCCTTGGCAGCTTATTGCTCGACCGAATAGCACGAAGTTGTCTTTACCTGCCGATGAAAAACACGGTTGGGATGTCCAAGGCTACGATAGCCGTGTCTTGGCTAACAACGCGAATGTAAAGACCATCGAAGTGGTGGAGATTATATCGCAGCTTGAAAAGGATATTGCTGACTTAGCGGTCATGATCGCAGAAGATGAAGCCGAAAAATCAGCCCTTCAAGAGACCATCGATGATTTGAGTAGTCTCATAATTGATGATAGCAGTCCTGTCGTTCAGCTATTGAGGAAGCTGCTCTCCGCGCTTAACGTCGATCTCAATAATATTTTGGAATCAGAGATTCCCGGTGAGCTTGAAGGCGCGTCTGTTTTTACTGATGCCCTCGCCATAAGAGCAGAGAAAACGCGAAAGATCGCCGATGCTCAAAAAGCTGTTGGGGAGATGGAAGAAATCCTTTCAGCTCTCGGTGATGAGTTAGAGACAACAGAAGACGCATTAGCGCAAACACAGAAGTATTTGGTAAATCTCATAGAACAAGAGGGCTTCCTCATTGGTGAAAAGAGTGGGGTGGAAAACGAACTCGCGAAACGCCTCGAAGATAAATCCACTATTCAAGAGGCTTACGATTCGGCATCTGGCGATTACACCGATCTGACGACCTTTTTGAGTCAGAATGCGACTGCTATTAAGGAACTGGACGAGAACTTTGACGAAGAAGCGGATTGGTACAGCGACGACGAGCAGGTCAAAAAGTTAGTCGAAGAGAGAAAGGGGATTTTTGCTCAGCTTTATGAAAAGCGGACTGAAATGTTCCAATTGAAGGAACTCCTTGAGCAAAGGTCGGATGACATAGCTGAATTGCAGGCAAAGCTGGCTGAAATAGCCCCACAGCTTGTGGAGGTAGTGAACGCTAAAGAGGTTACTCTGGCTGAGGAAAAGGAAATTAAAGCCGTGCTGGATTCACTCCAAGCGAGGCTAAATCCCATCCCTGGCGAAGTGAATGCCATGGTTGCTGAGGGTTGGGAAACATTGTTTGAGGCTGACCGTCTTGCTGAGCTGACCGCTGTAGGTGTGGATGCTTCCATGTCACCTGGTCTGAGGTCGGTTCGCGAAGCTGTAATTGATCTGCTTGGTGATGCAGGCGACGATCTCAAAATGATGTCCATAGAATGGGCTGGGGAAGAATCCCCATTCATCAACGATAATGACGTCAACCATTGGAATCAGTACAGAACAATCTTGCAAGAGATTGAGGCGGTTGAGGAAGCTATCGCGGTTCTTCTTGAAGCCGCCGATGTTGAACAGATTGCATCACTTGAGGGTGAATTGAGGCTGAAATCCGCGAGCGTTGATGCAAACAAAAACCGCAAGGCGAACGCCGAAGAAGAAGCGGAATTCTGGAAAGTCTACAAGATCAAGAAAGGGGCTTCTCTACCGTCAGGTGAGGAACCTGTTATTGCGGACGATGCAACATATTCGTGGTCTCCTGCGGGAGAGTGGTGGCAGCTTTATCAGCCAGCTTGGGATCAACATGGACCCAATGCGTCTGAGCCGCCTCCAACCCTGAAGATTGACCTTACGGAATCATTTACTCAAGCTGTTGGACCCGGTGCTGGGTTGAATACGCCATTCCCAAGTCGTTTCCCACGAGGTGTTCGACTCAATCGTATGTGGGTAAACTTTGGTGTGTGGGGAACACCCCCTCATCTCAAAGGTGTACGGACAATGGACGAACTCCCAGGATTCGCTCCAAACGACCAACTGAATCAGTCCAAGGAAGACGTACTCAACCAGCTTTACATTAGCTTCAACCTTGTCCTTGAGATTCCTGGGTCACAAGCACGGGCTTTGGAGTTAGATACAGAGCACCCGAGAGGCTCGGGCACCGCAGCGTTCCCATTTGGAGATCGCGCCCCGACAAGCTCCTACACTCACCCGAAAAACGCTGACGACGGGGAGAGACTGCGTGCTTGGCCGGGGGGCACGATTGTCGTACCGCTTTACGTGAACCGAGAAGCTGGCGATATGATGCCTAACGTCATGGAGCGTTTTGTTACTGTTGGTCCAGAACCGTCATACAACTCAACGTACGTTGATGGCGGAAACGACCCTAAATATAAAGACTGGTCGGGTGGGCATTATGAGCACGGTTTTGGCGCATCAGGACCAGACCTTGATCCTAATCTTTACGACAGCAAGAGCTTGAACACGGACAGGCAACGTATGCACTGGAAGGGATATAAGTCTCCTAACTTCCACGCTCAGCTACTCGTCAACTCATTCAACCCCGTTGTTTGGGGGGGCATGGACTACTCAAACAAAAATCACAATATCGAGGCGAACTCACGAAAGGGTGTCTTTGAGGAAACCAAGTTCTCTCGCGTGCAGGCTTCGGTCTTCCCGAGGCAGTCTGTAATGAGTGGTGGGTTGCGGTCTTGCTTTACGAGTGGTTTAGTTCCCGACGGATCCGTGTTCACAGATTTCGAGCCGCAGTCGCTTTCCGCAGCGACAATGACTGGGATCACTATCGCGCACTCAGCCGCGTTCATGGCACCCCCAACGGTTGAAGCGGGTAGTCTTTCAAAGAAGAACTTGGAGGGTGGTCATAGTTGCCCCCACGCGTTCACAGTGGCACTGACGCCAGTTGGTGATGAGTACATTCCCACTGAAGATCCTATGGACCCTAAAACAGACCTCGCGGCAAGGTACGGGCGGCGTCTTGAGACGAAAAAGGGTCTTGCTCCGACAGTAGAGAACGCTCGGCAGTTCAAGGTCGGTAACTGGCTTGATCGCATCAAAGCCAAGTATGGAATCGCCGCACCTTCGGGATCGATGCTGCCCCCAGGATCAAGAGTCTTCTTGGAAGTCGCGGTGGGACCTGGACCCGCTGCGAAAGACCAAGACCCAGAAGCCTATTGTGCCGCTGGAACTTGGGTCGGCAGCGTCAAGCTCAGTTTCGATGTTGAGACCGTCGATGGCACAGCTTGGACAAGCGACGTAAACATTCTTGGCGATGAGGAAGGATAACCATGAGCAGTAAGACAGTATCTCAACTCGCCAAGAGCGTCGCCAAACGAGCGCGAGACGAAGCAAAAGCTAAGGGTGTGAAACACGTTCTTGTAAGGCATCATGCGCGACGGGTTGCTTCACGGGTGTTGATCTCGAAGAAAGCCCCCGACAACTTGATTGCCGAGTGTCAGTATTGGACAAAAGAGCTTGGACGTAAGCTCAAGGCACAAACCAGCTTGAGCTTTACCCGACAAGGCGGTTGCCAAATCAGCTTCACCGAAGATTGGGGCGGCTACTCCATCGAGGCACACGAAATCGGAAACGTCATCGTGTGGTCTTCGGGTCGAGACAAGGCGGCAAACCTGCCTCGCGAGATCGAGAAACTGGCTCAGAAATCCAAGCGCGGAGCGATGGCTCTCTACCGCGAAAACTCTCCGAGTGTGAGTGCGCGAGAGGTAGCATATAGGTGGGCGTCGAAGGAGGGCTGCAAATGAAAGTCATCGTAAACCACACAGACAATAAGCTCATCGAAGTCGGCAAATCCCCTGAGATTGGAGAACACATGTTCGTCAACGGGCGTTATTTGCTGCCTGTTCCTGAAGGCTCTGATCTCGACATTGAGAAAGGTGCGAAGGTCGTATCGGACGATGGCTCTTTCGGTGCTGACTCTCTCGTACATCAAGCCTTTGAGGGCTTACTCGCTCAATATCCCATGTACAGCCACGTCATCTACAACCCGAACATTCTCGCTAAGGACGTAGAGGATTACGACGTTGACGCGGGCATGACAGAGGTTGGTCCTCCGATGGTTTCACACACGTCGAGAGCGCAAATCGGAAGGTATCCAGGACCCCAAGCAGGCAACGCTGCGGGATCAACGCTTGTGCTTCCACAAAACAACCATGTGGACCCGGCTCGGCCCGGACTACTT